GTTTGTACGACTCCTCGGCAGTATAGGTAAACTTCCTATAGAGATCCAAGTAATCTATCTGCTCAACACCTTTGATCTCAAACTTCTGCTCGGTCTTACCTTTGATAGTAACCTTGCGCTCGTCGATTTTACCCCAAGGTGATAGTTTCTTAGCCATATCCTGACCAATCACTTTGGTTATTCGGTTGATCATATAGGTCATATCAAACAGAGTTGAGTTCCAACCAGTAACTACATCTGGCATAAACCGAGCATTAGACCAATGGGTAACAAACTCCATAAGTAATCTGGCTTCGGACTCACACTTCTTGTAGATAACTTGATTGTCCTGCATAATAGACTTAGAGGTATCATAGTCGCCCAGACCCCAAACATAGTAAATGTTATCAATGTTATTCTTGAGGGTAATCGTGATTACTGGGTGATCTGCATATTGAGGTTCAGGGAATCCCTCGTCGGAAGCGACCTCAATATCGATAGTAGTAACGTTGATAATGTCACGGTTGAATTCAATAGTTCCTGGATACTTTTCCTGAACATACTGAGCAATGTAGTTTGTATTGCCATGAATCTTGAAGTTAGAGGTATCCCCATATTGCTGGATAAACTCCCTTGCTTCACGCATTGTATCAAAGTCTATTGGCTTGAGTGGTGCACCTGTTAAGGATTTCCAATCACCGCCTTCAGCTGGGACATATAGGGTTGGTGAGAAACGGACACGTTCGGAATATTTATTCCCATCACGATATCCACGGACAAGTATGTCGTTAGCGAATCTGCTAACTGAGGTGTAGAAAGTATTATTCATCATATAGTATATTATACCGCATTTAGTGGTAAAAGTCAAGGGATATTTTAATAAAGTTGGGAGGGAATTTCACCCTCCCCTTTCTTCAGATAGTAATAGATGGAGCCGAAGCCATTATAATTGTGGCAGGCGCAATCGCCAAAGCAGTGCCAATAATTAAAAGTGCTTCGAATCCAGATCTGATTTTATCATGTTTTGTTTTCATGATTAACTCCAGTAAATTGATTAGTACAACCTACTGGGTTTTCGCTGTCAAAACGCTTAGTCTTGAATAAACGTTTCTTTCTTTGATGCCCCAGTAGATCCGATTTCGATCTTGCGGGGACGCTTCTCTTCTGGGATGACTACCTTCAGCTGGACAGCAAGGATTCCATCTTTAAGATCAGCTCCGTGAACTTCGACATACTCAGATATTCTAAAGGAACGATTGAACTTCTTGGCACTAATGCCTTTGTGAATATACGATCGACCTCTATTTTTATGTTCTCCTCGAACAAAGAGTGTGCGGTCTTTGACTTCAATCTCTAACTCGTCTTCTGCAAAACCAGCAACTGCCAATTCTACCATATAGTTCTCGTCGTCAACTTTGACGATATTATGTGGAGGATAGTGATCGTTAGCGTGTCTTGCGACCTTATCTAACTCGTCGAATAAATGGTCAAACCCAACAAACGCTGAGCGTGGGAATAGTGATTTAACATTCATATTAGTCATGTCTTTTCTCCTTTGTGTTAAAGCAAGATTAATAGTTGGAACCCGACTACTCGGCATTCCACCTTTATTTATAACATTTCTGTCAATAGATTAGAAAAAAAGAGGGGCATTTAAACCCCTCTAGACGTTAAACTTACTTAGACGCTTTCTTAACGCCTGAAGTTGCTTTAACTTGTTTGGTGTATGTTACACCTCTGTAAGTTAGTTCGTAACTCATCGCATTTCTCCTATTCGGATTATACGATTCTTTTAACGCATGAACCAATGCGGGTCTCTATGCGGACCAAACAATTGCTAGGATTTCTTTTGAGACTTAATCCACTTAGCAGCAATTTTGTTTTCTGGTGGAGTCTTTGACCACACCATAATCTTCTTGTAGGCACTCATAGTACCACGTTCAATATCTGAACTAGTAGAGTTATCTACAATAGTCATTCTATCACGGAATAGATTCTGGAATTTACCGATATTCTTTTGAACGTCTTTCCACATCTTATCTACTTCAGAATCTGGTAAAGATCTAGACCTATTTCTATTACGTTCTAAAGCAGTATCTAGATCTGTATTTACAAAAATCATAGCAACCGAATAACCTATCTTACGAAGCAGGTCAACCTGTTTCTTGATCTTTGTATAGTCTTTACCAGTGCCGTCTATAACTAGACCAAGTCTACCCTCAACGGCACGTTCCATCTTTTTACCAGTAAGTGCTTTTGACTTAGCACGTACTTCCTGACCTTGAACAGAAAAGATATCTTCTGGATCCATAGACAATCCAGCTTTCTTTAATCCTTTCTCAAAGGCATCGTCCGAGTTTATTAGTTTAAACCCCAATGCTTGTAATGCAGTCTTACCGACTACAAAAGACTTACCGCTTCCTGGACCACCAGCCAAAAATACTGCCTTGAAAATGGCAGGATCGTTTACTCCTTCCTCGAGATAAGTCTTAAAACTTAGCATTTACTTTACGCCTATGTTGTACTTTGGACAAAGTTCCCAGTCGTGTTTTTCTTTATGAGAGATAATCTTAATCTGCCTTAATGGTGCTTTATTTTCTGCTTGTTCTTCTTCAACAAGATCTAATAAGCCCCAGTCAGACAACAAAGTCGCAATGGTGTTTCTCCTTTCTACGTCATTCTCCATAAGGTTACTCGGTTTACCATCCAACATAAAGAGTTCTTTAAAATGAATGATAAAGTATCTACCTTGCTTGTGTAATATATGACAAGACTGATACAGTTTGTTATCCTTACGAGAAGCCACGCCCATTCTCGTCAATGTTTCACGAACTTTTAAAAAGTCGTCTGGGTGGCTTAATCGTACTTCCAGCATTGAAGCTGGAGTCCACTCAATTGGTTTTTGATCTTCTAGTTCCACCTTTATCTACCTTATTCTTCAATTCAATTAATTGTTCATCAGATAGCAATCGTAACGCCTCACGTGCTCTCTCACTGCCATAACCGAAGTATTCTTTGACCACTTCGATATTATCTAGGGAATCTGCTTTTGCCCACTTGGAGAAGCGTTTTCCCTTCCTAATACTATTTATAAGATAATGAAACTGCAGTTTGTTATCAAGGTGGTGATAACGATTCATCTCATTTGCAAACAGTATTGTATCTAGGAACTGTGAGAGACCACGGTTCACGATAAATGGGTTATATCCTTTCTCGGCATCATCGTCTACCATTATATCTTTTTTGGTAGAGTTGATTGACTTTAAGAACTCGAATGGGTTCATCGTTTAAACTCCACGGATCCCATAACCTCAGTCATACAAGCAACAAGGTTAAGTTCGTGGTCAGCAACAAACGCATCTTTGTATTGATAGTCTGCTAGGATAATAACAAGTTGAGGGATAGAGTTTGGCTCTACGAAATCATACATCGTGTCGTAGATTCTACGGAACACAACAGAGGGTTCTACGTCCATATTATTAGCAACCCATGAACGCATAGACTTGAAGTTCTTTTTCTTGAGGTAATCTACAAGAGACTTGATATTCTCGTCTTGAAGGTTGATCAATATACCAGCATCAATTGTACCAGATAAAGAATATCTCTGACACTCATTGATTACTCGACGGAAGTCAGGGAAGTGTTTGTTAACCAGTTCTACAATTACTTTCTGGTCATAGGTTACTCCCTCACTAGTTAGTATCTCGCAAACACGCTTGAACATACCAGCAGCAAGGTTTGGCTTTTCGTCTTTGGGAATATTGAAATCATAGACCGAACAACGAGAATGTAGCGGTTCAATGATCTTGTTTTTGAAGTTACAGGTTAGGATAAATCTGCAGTTATTGGCAAACTCTTCAATAAACCCACGCAAAGCAGGTTGAGTAGATTGCGCATTCAGGTAATCAGCCTCATCTAGGATAACCACTTTGTAACCACCCTGTAGTGAAACAGTAGAGGCAAAGTGACGAATCTTAGTACGCAGGGTATCAATATTACCGCTTTCAGATCCGTTTATGATTATCCAATCCAATCCCAACTCATTACACAATGCTTTAGCGACTGTCGTTTTACCGACACCAGCCGTACCAGTGAAGAGCATATTAGGAAGCTCTCCACCGCTTACGATTTCGCTGAAAGTTTTATTGAGTTGAGTTGGTAGGATAGCTTGATCAATTGTGGCTGGGCGGTATTTCTCCACCCAAAGGAAGTCGCTCATGTTACATCTCCATAATAAAATAATAAATCAATGGTGCTATTATACTATACTTCAATCAAAAAGTAAAGGTTTATTTATGGCATTTGAATCCCGCCAGCACCTGCTTGAGATCCGTCAGCACCAGCAAGTACAATACCAGAAACCATTTGACGGTAAGCATCCGAAACTTCTTTATTGGTTTCGGTTACAAACACATACTGTTGGAACACAACCTCTTTAGGTTCTTTAGTACCAGTCATGGCAACTCCAGGAGCAAATCCCATGCCAGTCTCATTCTGTACCAACATGCGGGGATCTTTTAAGGTGATTGTTGCTCCAATCTCGCCTTTAAGTTTACCGATGTATTCTCCTGCTACACATACTATAGTAATAATATCATTTTCTTTCATTTCAATTTCCTGTTAAGTTAAGTTTGTCAAATTATTTATATTAGTATTCCGACACTATTATTTTGAAATAAGTCTTATGGTCGGTTGACTGACCATTGTTGTCGGGCACATTTTCGCCTTTACCAGTGTGTTCTTGCTGAGCCAAATAGTAAAGACCTGCCGGAGAATAAGTTGTATCCCAAATGAGAGTTCCTGGATCAGTGTATCCCTGGACAGGATTAGGAAATATTGAATTCTCTACTCCAATCGTCACAGGACGAGTTATGCTAGCTGGGCTTGGTGCAGTTGTGCCATTACTTGATTCATATTTAATCCGAAACCCATATGGCTTATCTGAATCAACAGTACCCGTAGATCCTTTATAATCAAATGTTATTACATCTCCCCTTTTAAGATGAACATAGGATTCATCCGTTGCGGAATATCCATATGGCATGCCATCCCTATCACTAAAGGTTTCATCTATGGTGCTGATTCCTGGCAAAGGAAGCAGCACGTTGTCATAAGTGTCGCCATTGCTAGTTGATTCGTTTGCTGCCCACCAATGCAGTCCATTTAAGTTTTCAGTTGTCGTAGATGTATCTGTAGAGAGTGGTATATGCCCGAAAGGAGCATTTATAATAAGTTTATCATCATTAAAACAGTTACTGCGCAAATCGATCAGAGCATAAACTCTGGGGTAAGTCGCTGCGTTAGTGTCATTATCGACACCCAAGGTTACAGCATAAATTCCTGGTTCTGCCTGATCAGTGTACCACTCTAATGTTGAGTGTGCGCCATGTACAAAAGATGGAGCACCAGTATCTGGATCTACCGTTTGTATTATTTGAAGACTATTATCAGGAGTAATAGTAAGATCTCCTGTAGCATTGTCTTCATCAGCTTGGGACCATTTGACTCTGCCTGTGAATCCGCCAGTCTCAGCATTTGCTTTTGTATCGTATAATTGGAAATAATTGTCGTCCAGACTTTGAACGTAATAAGTTCTTCCTGACACAAAAGGTCCAAAAGACCCTGTTAATGTTACAATCACGGGTTGTCCAGTAGAGAAACCATGGTCAGTTGTTAGATCTCCATTCTCGTCTAATGGTCTGATCATATGTCCATTGTAAATGCTTAATTGTTCCAGACCATCGCTATCCAGGATTGATCTAAGATCAGTCCATATATACTCTTGACCGTCATCGACATACTCATGATCTCCTACTTGAATACCAGTATATGCTGAATTAATAACTTGCCAATTAGCTTTTGCTGCAGCCGAACTACCTAGAGAACTATCAAGATTGGTTTTTCTAATTAAAAACTCTTCATCAATATGAACCTCTCCAGCAGGAAGAGTAGCAGAACTTCTATTAATTACTAATTTATCTCCCACCTTGAGCTTTATAATAGTATCTTGCCATTGACCTGCGGAGAAACCACTCACCAAGCTAGTATCTGCTGATATATTATGCATTATCTTTCCATACACATACCCATCTCTATCTACAGAAGCATCGGTCGTTGATAGACCAGTAAGAACATCATTAGTATTTGCATGTTCCATATAATAAGGATTACCCGAAGAACTCGTGCCACTCACATTAGCTGTCCTGTCTATAAACGCTAGGTTGAATTCTGCTTCTCTGGGATAAGTAACCATACCTTCAAACTTAGTTCTAAACATTATCTCGTCTACTAAATCAATGGATTCTTTTGAGCCAAGATCGAAAGTTCTAATCCGCTCACTAATTTCATTAAGTTCTTCGTCTTTAGGTAAAGGTTGGGTTCCATAGATTTTCAATGACTGTACACGTTCGTATAGTTTTCTATTTTTTTCTGGGTCATCCCCGACTCTATGAGATCTATCATATCCCCAAGAACCAGTTGGATCGGTAAGGTCTTTCTTGTGAAATCTATTGACTACCTTGAGACCAACAGAAGCACCAATTTTATTACCTATCCTAATTAGACCATAACCAGCATTCTTATCTTGGTTTTGTGGGTAATAACTTGAAGTTCCTTGCGGAACAGATATATCATCGCTATCACCCATTACCTCTGGATTACCCAAAGGAGAAGTAACATCTGTCGAAACACCAAGAGACGTTAAATGAACCTCTTGTTGTAAACCACCGACTTCGAGGCTTGCAGTTCCAGGATATGCTTTGCTATATTGTATATAATCGTCTAATACTGGTCCAAAGTTCCACCAATCATTACTCGGATCAGTGGGAGATTGAGTTGCTCCAAAATGACTACCAGCTATGTCGGTATACCCTTCGCGCAAAGATTTAAATCCATGAATCTCTTTGAAATCTGTGTAGAATTCTGTAATATCATCAGCAACATTATCCCAAGGATATGTATCGGTATATTGCATTAATGCAGTCTTACCTTGAATTGAACTAGTGATAGAATCGGGGTTGTGAATTCTATAGTCACTTAAGATTGTTTCGTTAGTACCAGAATGTCCATCAACAGATGCCGAATATTCGCCAGAGTCTGCCCAATATACTTCCGAAAACCCTGTTTCGGGGATGTTAATAGAATAGTATCCCTCGCCCACAATATTTTGTTCTGGAATGGTAACTCGTATTTCGCTGGGAGTATGGGTTTCTCCTTCGATGGGAGTTGTTGAAAAATGTATATCAGCATAATTCCTAGCAAAAGTTTGGGCGAATGGTGGGATTCCAGCAAAGAAATTTTCAGCATATAATTCTGGACCAAAATTTATTGATTTTGCCTCACCATCATTAGTTCTAAACCTAATACCTATATTCGCTGGGTTATCAGTATCATCGCTATAAACTGCCTCAGCAAATATACCATATTTTCTTGGGTCTTTAGTTGGATACGGATCAGAAGATGAAGGACTACTTATTAAAGCATCAGCTACTGGTTCTCTATCCGCTGGGTCTTCTATAGGGTTTTCCCATAAAGGCTCGGCATCACCATCAGCCCGAGAATTATAATACGAATTATGGTATGCCTGAGAATAGGTGGGGTCCGTATCTGGGTAGTCTTCTAAAATCAATTGAACATCAGTATCTGTAGGTGTTCCATGGAACTTGGAAATTATGCCAGTGTCGACAGTATATTCCGAATGATCAGGGGCAGACCCAACAAACCGACCATTATTTTCATTATAATGGTCGATTGCCCTATCGTTATCTAAGCCGATAAAAATAGGGTTCATAAGCGTATTATTTCCAGCATCAGATTGATCAGCAACCCATCTATCAAATAATATTTCATTTCTAGGATATTCTGTATGAAGCCCTAGCATAATACTAAACATTTCCCAATCTTGCTCGGAAGGATCTACCTGATCATAGACTGTAGAGTCTTCTGGATGACGGTCTTGAGATGGTTTGAACCTACTCACCAATCGTTCTATTCTTTTACCTCTAGAGTCTAAGGGAGCTTCTACACCTTTCAATGGATAATCTGTTACTTCTGGTAGTTCGTTGATCACTGTTTTACAATGACCGCCACCATGTTTGAAGTTTTGTATGCTACTCGCTGAAGACATGTAAACTTCATAAATTGGGCAATTGTTATCTGCTACATCATGATCAACACAAACTATCCTAAAGGTAAATCCTAGATCTATATAATCATCATTACCATCAGCTTCTATTGAAGGTTGAGCCCGATTAAAAGCAAACGTATAATTTTCTCCATCGTTCCATGTGTTGTCATGGAGGTCAGAATAATTAGTGGTTCGAGTGACATTCAATATAACATAATCCCCAGCACTAAATTGTCCTGATGTAATATTATATGTTATGAAATCGTCTGGGGCATCAGCATTATTAGTGACTGTTAAAGTACCCTTTATGGGTTCTTCCACATCAAACAAAGATTGTATATACGATGAAACTGCATTAGAATTTATATCGTTGACAGAAAAATGAAGCTGCGTCGACGCAGATTTATTTAAGTTATTGTTAATGCTCCTAAATTGACCATCTGTGAATGCACTACCCCCAACAGTGTCATCAAACTCGAATACAAACGATCGTTCATCTGGGTCATCTGGTCTCTCAAACTTGGTATAATTTCCGTCAAATCTTCCTAGCCCTGAACCAAAATCAGTAGAATCGCTATAACCATCAAAAAACGGCAAAGACATCATAGACATACCATGAGGCGCATAAAACTCAGTCTCTGCTGATACAGGTATGTCTCTTTCGGCTCTTGCCCTATGATATGCGCCTGGAGACAAGTTTGTTCTCGGCTCAGACATAGGTGAAGAGTATCTAACCCTATCACTATAGGGTTCATCGAATACATCAGGAATTCTAAAACTGTAACCGTTATTAATATGGCTAAATGTAGAATTATCAAGTTTATCAATATGACCAGCCCAAGTGGTAGAACCAGTTACGTTAGCGTTATATGCATTTTTAATCTGTAATGATTCAGTAAACTTGATACACTGAGGTCTCGTGTTCGCTGATCTTCCCCGCCCCAGACCAAAATTTGGATGCATTCGGTCTTCTTTTTCCTCGCCCTCACTAGTAGATGAAAAGTCTCTCGTGGATATAGTTCTTTTGGTTATGGGGTAATTCGGTGGTCTATATTTAGAAGTATCCCATCTAAATGATACAAGATTCAAAACATTACCATATATGGACATTGTCCTATATCTAGAAGGATAATCAGCGTCAAATATAGAGTATGCGTCACAACCAATAGATTTTGACGACAAGTAATCGTCAAAACTACCGCCCCTATAAT